ATAATAATAACAATAATAATAGTAATTATGTAAATAATGATAATAAGTATAATAGTGTACATATTAATAATAATAATTATGTTGTTGAAAACTTCAAAAATGAAGGTTGTATAAATTGTGGAGTGAAATATGACTCATTTATTGTCGGATGTAATCCAGTGCATATTGGGTCAAATGTTTTCGTTTGTACTTATAAAGTTAAGCCACAAGCTCTATCCCAGTTGAATGGGAGTCATGGAGAAGTGACTGAAGATGATGACATGGAAATTGATGATGCATTAAAACAATTAGGAGGTGGCTCCCCTAATTCATCCCGTAATTTCATCAAGAAAAATTTACGTTATCAAAGGCAAACGGATAACAGAGATAAAGATAACAAATCCGGAAAAATTCAGGCGAAAATTGGTAAGCATCAAGATCGGATGTACCATTTACGACACAAGCATAATGTTATCAACTTAGGTGGCTCCGAAGTTGATGTAGAAAATGTCGTGGATTATGTGTTAACCCCTAAAGAGGGATATCCTGAATTGTATTGTTATCGAGGGAAGATTATGACATCTCCTCCAGTTGGTGTTGAGAAAAACACGTTGCCTTACAATCAAACTATTAAAGTTTGTGATTATGGCATCGGTTGGTTTTCTGTTAGCAGCATATCTAGTAAAAACACTAATCATTATCTCATATCACCTTTGGTGGTTTTAGGTAAAGATCAAAGTTATTACTGGATGGATGAGAATCTTAAAGAAATATTTGAACCTACTCTTGAAGTGTATATATATGCCCCTCTGTTTTCAGAATTAGTGAATAAGATCAATGGACGTCATTATGATCGTTCTATGGTCGCATCAGCTCATTACCATGCACAAAAAGAATCATATCACATTGATGGTCAAGTCGATTATGGTATTATTGAGGACACAGTGCGCTATTTTTTACGCACTAGACACCATAAGGAGGTGCTGTCTCGTAATACAGAATCACAAATTCGTGTGATGAATAATAATTGTGTTTTGGGTTTTAATGAAGCTCATGTGGGGCAAAATTTATTGAGGGATGTTCCTCATTATTATGAGATGTGTGATAAACAACGTGTTGCTTGGCGTCAGAGTTCGGTGGAACCTTCACTTGAACTTGACTGGCTTGTTCGAGACGATTTCAAAATTTTAAGTAAAACAAACGTTGATGTTCTTTATCGGGACGGCAACTGTTACTTTGATTTTGGGCCAGATGATGGTGGTAAATCTAAACCCGTAACTAAATTTTTTGAGTTTGCAGGGTTGAATCAAGATTCATGGGCAAAACACTCATTTAGTAATTATAACCTTAAAAATGCTTGCAAAAGACTAATTGGGGCACGTGCTAAACCTGGACAAGGTTTGTTGTACGAGAAAATGTTACGTAAAAATTCTTTTTCTGTTGCCTTAGAAATTAGTAAGCATTTTACGGAATATCCTTTAATTTTAGAATATGCAAGAGGTGATCGTGTTTTTTCCGATGATTGTTTGATACCCCAGGATTTTTTGAATATTATTGGAGTTATGACTTCAGATTTAAAAAATCGGTGTTCACGTGGGTTTTATCATTTAATCACCGATTCCCTCAGAAATGTTGTGCATGATGCTAAATATCAATTATACAAATTAGCATGTGAATATTCTCCATTGTACAGTCGAGAATTATATTCGCAAATTCCTCATATCAAAAAGAAATTACGAGAGTCATATGTTAAGGGTCGTAAATGGCATTCTCCGGAATTTTTGGGTATTAAGGAGTTGACAGCGCAACTAAAAGATGAGGTTGCTAAATATGGTAAGTGTACGCGCTTATACATGAGTTTAGACTCAGAAAGTATGTATGCTCCACATTTAGCTATGATGTTAAAACAATCTTTACACGGATTGCACCATTTTATGGTGAATGGCGTTTTCGTTGAAATTTTTATATATGCCCAACCTGATGAAGGTGATTGGAACTTAATTTGTGAGAAAATTCGGGAGGCTGAATATTTACCAAATTATTTGTTCTTTTGGATTCATTCTGATGATTCATGTGTTGTTGGTAATGTTAATGGTGAGGTCATCCGAGGCGATATTGATGTATCTAGTAATGACAGTGGTCAGGATGCCGCTGCTTTTTCATTGTGTGGTTACTTGCAGAGTTTGTTAGATTATGAACTGTCTTGTGGTTTAATGCGATTAGCATCTTTACCAATCAGAATTAAATCTGCAACCACAGATAGCAGTGTACTTATCAAGTTTGATGGCATGTTTGAACCTTCTGGTCATTCCAATACATCTGTTTGGAATCATTTAGGTTCCATCATGATTGCTTTGGGCATTTCATATCAGTTGTCTACTGATATTACTTCACCAATTAACGTAAAAATTACTAAAGGTGCTGAGATGATTGGTCACGTTGTTACGTGGAAACCAGCATGTTGTACCGAGAAATTGCAATTGCTCAAGAATTCTTTTTTGAGTACAAATTCCGGTGATTATGTAGTCACCGCTAATCTGGGTAGATTGTTAAGAAGCATTGGACAAGTTGAGAATTCTCTAACTTGTGTCCAGTTAGGAATGTCCCACGTAGAATTCAGCGCTCTTACTCAAGTTGAGCGCATGGAAATGTTTTTTGCGGGCCAAATTGAAGCATTGAAGAATGAGCCTTCGTGCTCGATTCTTGATGCTTTTCGTGAACGTTTTAATGTCGGTCGTTGCAAAGCGAACCAGGCCGTTGTGGATCATCACAATGCGCTACTCGAGTTTAAACCTCGTAGTTTAATTGATCGTTCACATTTGGTTGTTGAAAATGGCATGCGTAAACGATATTCTCTTACACAAGAGGATATTGATATTTTAGTTCACCAAATCCGTAATTTACGGATTGGCGATCGACTTCGATCGGTTGCAGTAGCTAAGATAATGCATGTTGATTATGACATTCCAATTGATTTGGGTAAATTAGATTCATCATTGGTTGATAATAATTTTGACCAATTACCCATAGAGTTTCATCACGAAAATGAACCTCAGGTAGCAACGTCAGTGGAAGACTTGGATGTGGAAGTAGCCGCTCCCATACAAGATTTACGGCCATTAGGCTCTTTTGCCTGGAATATGTGCCGTGTTGTATACAACGTTGCTATTGCTCAATTATGGTCTCGCTCCTCGCCACAGCGACCATCGTTTG